CCCGCATGGAATAAGGTCGCAACAAATTGTGAAACTTCTTCGTTCATAGTGGCACTATATCAAAGATTTGGGGCAAATGCATCGGTTATTTCCGAAATTGGCACTTTAACGGGCCATTTACGGGTCGCCAATAAAAGCAAAACCGTCCGGTGATGGGCTTTTAACCATAATTCCTGCCGTTCTTTTTTATCCATGTTCGCGCCTTGGTCTAGGGCGGCGTGGCAAGTAAAGCACAAACTGGCGACCAAATTGTCGTCCGCTTTGACCGCTTTTCCTTTGCCACCGCCCCAATTTATATGTGCCGCGCAGACCGTCCCATCCTCTGCCCCGCAGTGTTGGCAGGCAATTGTCCGGCAGGCTTCAAGCAAAGCCTTAGACCTGACGTATTTATGTTTCGGGTAAAGCACGGAATTTAACCCCTTGTTGTGTCCCAAAGGCTGTGGATAACTCTATCATTTCGGTCATTTCAGCCACGGTCATTTTGCTAGTACGCGCCCCAAGGACGACAAACCCACCCTCGATGCCTGGCACAACTTTTTGTTGTTTAAGAGCAGCGGTCAATACATCTTTCCATTCTTCCTTGTGCAATTTGTTGCCGTACCAATCCACTTGTTCGGCAATATCTGTCAAGTTTGCCCACATTAAGCGGTTTTGTTCAACACTTCGCATGGCATCACATCAATTTGGAAATTTGTTAACTGAATTTTTTCAACTTCTACGTCAAATGGCGTTGTAAATGTTTTGTCTTTGTAGCGCCATGTCCTACTGTCCCTTAACACCGGAATTATCGGGATGGCATAGCCAGCTTCATAGACTTCTTGTGAACTTTTAAAATGTTTCATGGAATTACCTTCAAAGCGTTTAACGCGGCTTCCGGCCCGTCAACCCGTGCCAGCGTACCGCCCGTCCAATTTGCAAAAAAAGTGTGTTGTAAGGCCGTTAAAGGCTTTTTAGGGCCGGTTTTAACTTCCATCAACATAGTGTGGCCTTTGTAGCCCACAAGTAAGTCTACCGGCAGGCCAATAATCCAAACGTAAGCGCCAGCCGCCCGCAGCGCAACAATTACCTGGTCTTGGTTTGCGTCTACCCTAGCTGCGTATCTCATGCCGACATCCTTAACGCATCACGGGCCATTTGAACAACGGCTACCGGCCTTTTTACACCGGCATCGTAATCGGCTAATATTTTTCGCGCCCAATCTTTAGGGTCTACTTTTGGCCCCATCCGAAAACCCGTAAATTTTGCCAATTCTTGCTTTACCCGTTCGGGGTCGGCGGGCGGGCTAGGCAATTGCGGCCTTTCCACCGCCGGTGCTTGGTAGCAAAGGTTTTTGAATTGCACTAAGTTCGGCGGGCGTTCGGGCAAATGGTTTAGCGCCCATGAAATGGCCATCATGGATTCCTTGCTTTTTAAAAACCCCGATAGTTCATGCATCCAAAACGACTTAATTTCGTTTAGCGGGGCCGTGCCTAGGGAATTGTCCCAAGCAATGCCGTAGGTCATGGACAAGCGTTCAAACAAGCGGTCAATTGGTTGTGTCATCTTCTAACTCCAAAAATGTTTTCATTTCTTGCCCTTGCGTTCTTCCGGTCATGGCTTCCCATCGAGCGCGTTTGAAATCGTAGTCTTTTTCTGCAAAAGACTTTTGTTGGCCTTTGTCTTTCAGCCAGTCAGCCTTAAACCCTGTCCAACCCCTAGCGCAACAAGTTTCTAGAGCAACTTGTAGGCTTACCCCTGCTTTGCTGGCTTCCCGTGCTATGCCATCAATGGCGGTCTGGGTGACTGCTGCGCGTTTGGCTTTACGCAAACTTATCCAATCCTGCCAAACTGAATCCGTCACGCCATCAGGCGGGGCGACTGTATTCTTCTTTGTAGATGAAGTAGAAGTAGAAGATGAAGATGAAGATGAAGGGGTTGGTTTTTGTTTATCCTTAATTTCAACCTTAAGATTATCCTCATGGTTAACCTTCAATGCAGGGTTTCCACCTAGCTTCCCACCTTCTGCCCTCTTGTTTCGCAGGATTTCGTCTCTAACCATGCGCTTTGAATAGATTGTGCCGTTGTTGCCCAATTCGTAAACACCGGCCTGATGCAATTCCTCCAACCAATCAATTACATCCTTTAAGGTTGCGCCGACCATAGATGCAAGGTTAGGTGAAAGGATAACCTTGTTGCCAACCTTTAAGTGACCGTATGGATTACCTTCGTGCATAAAACAGATCATGTCTATCCACAATCCCCTAGCGCCCGTTGAGCATGAACGCAGCGCCGTGTCCCGCAGCCAGTCGGCTGGGTAAAACTGAAACGATGGGCGCTTCATTGTTAAGTCTCCAAAAAAAAAGACTTAGGCGGAACTCTCAGCTTTTTAGGCTGTTGGCGGACTGGGCAATACCAGCAGAGTTCCATCTAAGTCTTATTGCTATTCCCCGCCAAGGGATGTCAAAATTCTATACCACTTTCCCAGCTTCTGCAATTTGTTTCTTAAACTTGTAGCGCAACACTTGCTCCCAGGCTTTGGGTATGCCGCGCCGCCGCCAGTTGCTAACTACCGATTGCTTTACGTCAAGCATATAGGCCAAGCGACCCGTGCCGCTCGCCGTTTTGATTGCTATTTCTAAGATGTTCATCCTAGCATCATATCACATTTGTGATGCTTTAGGTCATTGTAAAAAACTATTGAAAAGCCAAAATTAATAAAAAAATTTTAAAAAAAAGAGTTGACAGACTTCACAAATGTGATAAAGTCTACCCATGCCCTGAGTTGTTTGGGGTCTTTTAAGGAAATCAAAATGCGTCAATATCTCTCTTGTGCCGAAACCGCAAAACTGGTTCGCGCCGCCCTCAAAGAATCTTTTCCTGGTGTCAAGTTTGCCGTTTGTAGCAGCGTTTATTCGGGCGGTGCAAGCATTGACATTTGTTACGAAAACGGCCCAACTTGCAGCCAGGTAAAAGTGGTAATTGGTATGTTTAAAGGTTCTTATTTTGACGGAATGACCGATTACAAAGGCAGCAACTACGGTTCATTGGATGGTCAGGAAGTTAGGTTCGGCGCTGACTTTATTTTTGTCAATAGAAAATTTACAAAAACATTTTTAAAAGGCGCAGTAGAGGCGGCTTGCAAATACTACGGTTACGCAATGCCTGTCATTACCGATGGTTACGACAGCGCTTACATTGTTGACCGGTTGGATTACGAAGCTAACCGCCGCATCATGGTTAAGGTTGAAGAAATTAGCCTTTGCGATACCCAAGAAAGTGTCACGTTTGCCCGTGTTGGTTTCCTTGGTGATGATGGCTACGGTTACGGCGCGGCTGGACGTTTGGCTGCATAAGGAGTAAAAATAATGATTTCTCAAATTTCAAACACAAATCAAGTTGCAACATTTGTCAATGTCTTTTATGGCATTGCATCCTTGGTGACCAAAATTAGCAAGGGCTATGCGGTAACCCTAATTGACACCGATGCCGAAATGGTTGTTTCACCTGTACGCATTTACCCTTTTCCCATGTTGGATAAGGCTATTGCCTACGCCAAAAAAATTGCAAATATTGAGGAATAGAAAAAACCTATTGAAGCCGTCAAGTTAATAAAAACAATTGTAAAAAAAAACTTGCAAGATTTCACATTTGTGATATAGTTCACCCATGCCCTGAACTTCTCGGGGTCTTTTTAGGAGTAAACATGAGAGACATACACGTTTTATTAGTCGAATTCCGCGAAGCACTATTGCGCGGCTTTATCCCTCCCTTGGAAATGGCAAAGTTGTTAAACGACATGAACTGGTCGTTGGTAAAAAACTTCCCCGACATCCACACCGGCCTGAGTGACAACCTGGACGATGTGAGCGACAACCTTTGGACAGCAATTCAACAATTTGGGAGTCATGATGAATAAGTTAGCAGAAATCACACTTGCCGTTTTTATCGGCATTTCTTTGGCTTGGGTACTTGTTTACGGATGGGCACTGTAATGGAAAAATATTCACAAGAATGGTACATAGCACAAGCTGCGCCAGAAATGTACAAATTGCTTAAAGAAACATTACGCACTTTAGAGCAAACAACAAATGTTGAAACAGACATAAAAAAAATTCACGCAAAAATTATTAACGTAATCAATAGCATTGATTAAGAAAGAAAATTATGAAACAAATCGCATCAGCATTAGTCAAAGCCCAGCGCGGCTTTGCACCGGCCTTGAAAACGTCTACCAACCCTCACTTCCGTAGCAAGTATGTTGACCTTGCTGGATGCGTGGAGGCGGTTGTAGATAGCCTAAACGCCGCAGGAATAGCCCTTATCCAACGCACTAGCCAGGACGATACAGGCGTGACCGTGGAAACGGTGTTTGTGCACGAATCAGGCGAAATGCTGGAGTGCGGCAAGCTGCACGTCCCCGCTGCCAAGCAAGACCCACAGGGTTACGGTTCGGCGCTTACTTATGCCCGCCGATATAGCTTGATGGCTGCTTGTGGCATAGCGCCGGAAGATGATGACGGTAACGCAGCCAGCCGCAAGCGTGAGGTTGTTGAAAAGTCAGAACCAAACGTAAGGTTTATTGAGGAGCAATTAGGCGTTATGGCTGCCTGTAAAACAGTAGACGAATTAAAACTTGCTTACACCGGCGCTTACGCTTGTTGTGATGGCGACCAGGCGTGGCAAGCAAAAGTTATTGCAGTTAAAAACAAACGTTTTAAGGAGATTACAAATGCTTGAATTACCTAACACTTGGCCTGGCCTAATGGAACAAGGGACGGACGCATGGTTTACCGCCCGGATTGGCAAAGTAACCGCCAGCAGGGTTGCCGACCTAATGGCTAAGACCAAGACCGGCTATTCGGCATCACGCGACAACTACATGGCGCAATTGGTCTGTGAAAACCTTACCAAAACCAAATCGGAAGGGTTTACAAACGCCGCAATGGAATGGGGAACGGAACAAGAACCTTTTGCACGGGCGGCATATGAAGCCAAAACCGGCGTAATGGTTGAGGAAGTAGGGTTTGTACCCCACCCGCTAATTGAGTGGGCTGGCGCTTCTCCTGATGGCCTTGTTGGGAACGATGGCCTAGTGGAAATCAAATGCCCCAACACCGCGACCATGATTGACACGTTATTGACCGGCAAAGTACCTGGAAAATACAACATACAAATGCAATTCCAAATGGCTTGCACGGGTCGCCATTGGTGCGATTACGTTGTGTTTGATCCAAGGATGCCCGCCAAAGCACAACTATTTGTTAAACGGGTTGAACGCGACAACGTGTTTATCAAAGAAATGGAAGCGGAAATTGTCAATTTCTTAGCTGAAGTAAACGTGCAAATTCAACAACTTAACGCAATCATTGAAGGCTAATCATGTCCAAAATTAAAAAAGAAATTTCTGTAATTAGCGGGAAATACACAAATGCCCAAGGCGTAGTCAAAAATCGTTACGCCCGCATTGGGTCAATCATTGAAACCAAATCCGGCGATATGCTAAAAATTGACAACGTGCCATTAGTCGCTGGCGGCTGGGACGGTTGGGCATACATCAATGAACCGCGACCAAAGGATGACTTTCAAGGATTGCCAAAAGATGATTTTGATTCTGTACCTTTTTAGGAGGCAACATGGAACACTATCGCGCTAGGAACCTTGACCCGATAACCAGTTGGGAAGCGGCTGGGTTTGCAAAAGACCTTGCCAAAGCCCATGCCGCTTTAATCCTTAAAACTTTGCAGGAGCAAGGCCCGTTAGGAAAAGACGGGATTGCTTTCTTTGCCGTAATGGACGGACACCAAGTAGCTAGGCGCTTGCCAGAAATGGAGCGTAATGGTCTAGTTGGGTTGACAGGTAAGACTGTCAAATCTTATGCTAAACGTGCGGAAAGGGAATGGTATGCGATTTTTTAAATTTTTGAAGGATTACTACCGCGACTTAACGCCAGCAGAAGTCATCACCCGCGAACTGGCGCAAGCCCATTTAGACCGTCTTGAGGCAGAGGCGGCGTGTGAGTACGCCCAAGCGGTGCTTGACATGAATATGACCCGTATAGAGCGTCTGAACACACGTTTAAGAGAATACAAATGAGAGTGCTGCGCCGCCACGGCACCGATGCAAAGTGGAGCGCCAAGCTGGTGGAGGAATACAACGCCGACAATAAGCACCACAAGCAAGCAATTACTAATTTGATAAATGACCTGAAAGAACTAGTGGTGGTACGCAACTACTACATTGACCGCGACACCTTGCTGAAGTTATATGACAAACACATAGGAGAATACAAATGAACTGCTGTAACGAATACGATGGAACTTGCACACAGGGCCGTGATTGTCCAATACGCAAGCAACGCGCACAAGAGGCCAATGATGCGTTTATGAGCAGAGGAAGTTGGGGAAAGGTTACTGACCCCTACAACGATGTCACTGAAACATTTAAGGCGCTGATTGCCGTAATAGCTGTGACCGCAACAGTAACGCTAATAGCATTTTTTATTTGGGGGAAGTGATGAACGACTTATTTAAACCGCATCAATGCCCACGATGCTTTGGGCTATTCCAAGTTGGCGACAGATTTTGGAATGACTCAGGAACTGTTTATCACTGGATTTGCTGGGTCAATAAATCTAAGGAGAAACAAACATGACAGGCTATCAAAGCAAAAAGGCCGCGGCGCAGGACTCTAATGGGATGACGTTTGCAGACCGCTGCCAAGTGTCCGAACAGTGCCTGCCTGACACTCCGTATCGTGCAATGCTAACAAAACTGCACAACGAAATGCTTGCAGCCTTGGCACAGCCAGTGCAGGAGCAAAACTTCTGCCCTCGCTGCGGTAAGCGTACACGCGACTTGACCACTATTCACACTTGCACACCACCAATGGAGAATACATGAGGAAATCAAGACACCACTTAATCCGAGACACTTTACTTGCGCATGAAGATGGCCTTACTAAAAGCCAAATATGCAACATTACAAACTTCAGCCCTAATTCAATCAAAAAAAGCCTAGACGCTATGCCTGACGTTTATATTGATAGATGGGAAAAATTGAAAAGGCGATTGATAACGCCGGTTTACATGGTTTTAAAAGTGCCAGAGGATTGTCCTAAACTATAAAATACGGGGGAAAGCGGATGCTGAAGTGCGCCGTTACTAGCACAGATCAATCAGTGCAGCGAGTACCCCACCTTTATGTTGAGTAAAGCCTAGTGCCTTTAGCGTCAATAATTAGCGTTTGACCCCTTGGCTTGCCCTTGGGGTCATTCGGAATGCTAACGTGAGTCCAACGGTCAAACTCTCTTATTAGTTGGTCATAATCCAAACCCGCCGCCATGATTGCTTGCACAACTTGGTCGGGGGTCATGCCTGGTACTCGAAGGTCTGCGGCGCAACCTAAACGATGCTGGCTTGTATCCTTGCTACCTACCGCATCGTTTACTTCTTTGCATCGAAACGCTGAGTTAATCATGACCGGCTTTCCGCCCAACGCAACTTTAACTTGTTCCAAAAAGTTTGCAAGG